CCACTTAGTGTTCGTTCGGTAAGTGGGAGTGTAAGTTCGAGACGTATTGTTCGTGAAATTTTACCGTATTGGACAGATGCAACTCTATGACCTTCCATGAGTTCATTAATTTTAAGAAATTGCATGATCGTCGTCGCAATGGCAGTGAGTAAGTTCAAACCACCAATAGCTGATGGTACAAATGGTTGTACGGAAGGTGGGAATGTTTCTTGCGCAAAATTAGCAGTACCAGTAACTGTACTTACAATTATGAGTGGTATAGTAAATTTCATACTCAAATTTTTAAATGAACAATAGGCTTGGTAGTGCATATACCTATAACACGCCGCGGCTTCACCCCATGACTTTAGTATTTTCTCCTGTTGAGGATGCCATATTTTTGGAAGTTTCTTTTCTTCATTCATACTAATAGATATGAATATTATATTCTTCATTCATTTAATTTTTTTTGTAACAATGTTAGTTGTTCCATTTATGAATAATAAGAAAAATTTAGAATTTTATTCTCTTTTAGTCCCTTTTATATTTTTTCATTGGTCTATAAATGATGACACGTGTGCATTAACACAATTAGAAATGGTCGTGACAGGTGAATGCAAAGATAAAACTTTTTTTGGTAGAATCATGAAACCTATATATATGTTAGAAGATACACATGCTAGTAAAGTTTTAAAATCACTTTTATTTTCTTTGTGGATGATTGTTCAGTTTAGACTTGGTAGAATTGATTTAAGTCCTCTTTATAAGAAAAAATAACTTCTCTGTATTATATAAATGAAAGTAACAAATAAAACTAAAAAATCATTAATGATTTCTGTTATAATTTTACTTGCAATTGTTATTTTGTATCAAATATATAATCCAAAAATCGTTAAAATAAATGAAACTATAGAAGTCCCATTCCCTGTAGAAGTCCCAGTACAAATACCAGTCGAAAAGGAATATAGGTCTCCTCCAATAAAAAAGTATAAACCTGGTCACGTTCAACAAATGGGCGTTCTTGTTGGTAACGACGAAGAAACTTTACCCCTATACGGAAAAGAGGTTAGAGGAAGACAAGATAGATATCATTATTATACGACCACCCCAGGTGATCAGATATACCCATTACCAGTAACACTTAACGATAGAGACTGTATGGATGATATAGGGTGTCCAGAATTATATGGTAATGAAGATATTTCTGTTTTGGGACAAAATGGTAATTTTCAAACTAAAATGTACAGAACAGATAATTTTTTTAATTATTAATATTTAGAAATTAAAATTATAAAACAACGCGTTAGAGAAAAGATAAATCAAACTTCTTAGATATAATCTTTTTTGCACCTTCGAGTTCTGGATGACTCCATAAAATCCATCTCGACCAAAATCCTGCGGTAAAAAAACCTGTTTTTGTCCAGTTTTCTTTATCACTTCGAGTCACATCAAGCATATTTTTATGAACTAGTTTAGGGTCGGTTTGTTTTTGTATCATATGAGGAACAAACCCACCGTGTCGTGTTACGTATGAACGCATACGTAATGGATTTTTGTGTATTGTATAGTCTGAGTAGCCTTTTGCTCCAAAATCAACTATTTTTCCGTTTTCAAAAATAACTCTGAATTTTTTATCAAATCTAGGACTTTTTTTTAAACGAACTCGCATTTATATATTACAATAAAATTTTATTCGTTATTTAAATTGTATAAATGTTTTCTACACACAGCTTTATACATATTTTTACCCCCTATTAAAGTTATGTCATCGCAGTTAATTATACGTTTTGTAAATGGACCATGTGTTCCGTCCATACAATCCATACACATGGCGGTTAATTTAAAAACTTTATCAGCGAGTGGTATACAATCTATAATTTCACCTATTTTTCTCTGTTTATAATCACCATCTAAACCGGTAAGAATTATAGTTTTATTATTTTTCAAAACTTTTTCTACAAATTTCTTAAGACCGGTAAAAAATTGTGCTTCATCTATTGCTATAATATCTTTATCATCATAATGGACATTTTCTAAATCGTCTGTTTTAATACATTCAAAGTTAATATTATCGTGTGTTTTTAATACTTGATCTTTAGATCTCGTATCTATTGAAGAATTTAACACGAGTATTTTTTTACCTATAATTTCGTATCTTTTTAAACGACGAATAAGTTCGGTTGTTTTACCAGAAAACATATTACCCATTATGATTTTAAGACTCATATTTTTTTATAACGTTTGTATTATTTAACTATTTTAATTTTTTGCGCTACTGTTTTTTTAGATAAATTTGATTCTATTTCTTTTAGAGACTGTTTAGATAATTTATAATACATATATCTATCATAAAAATTATGTCGTGCTTTTATTATTATTTTCTTTAAAAATATTTTTATATTATCATCATACCGACTTTCCTTTAATAATCGACTGTATTTTTTTCTATTCACAGGTATATCATTAGATTCGAACCCAAGTTTTCGTTTTCTTTTACCCATGTTCATTAAAAAATTCGAAGACAAACCAACACAAACACCAGTTTTATCGAATTGTTGTAAATTTTTTCCCTGATATATAAAAATATTTTTACATTTTGTTATTTTTTGTAATTGATAAAATATAGATAAAGATATATTTTCTGTATCTTTTCCCCATGGATCTAAACAATATAAAGTGTCATCTATTTTATAAGCAGCTATACAGTGATTTCTGTGAATGTTTGCAAGTTCTTTACTATTTTTAGCATAATTATAAACACCTATGAGTATGGCTATTTTATTATTTATAGGTGTTTCGTTGTTTATATCCATAGCGTTCATAATTTCTTTTAATTTTCTCGTTTTAAAACTTTTATCGCGGTCATAAAATACAGAAACGATCGAAGTTTTTCTATCGTTTATATATTTTTTTATTCTTTCTAAAGTTACTGATGATATCTCTTTATAAAAACTTTCTCTTATTCTAACTTTAAATATTGGTGCTGAATTTCTTCTGAATAATTCTTTTCTTTTGATGCCTACCATTTACTTATACAAATATATTATCTCAGGGTATTTTATGTTATACTTAGTACTCTTTACTTTACTCGCTTTTACATTTAACATATTTGTAGGGTATTTTATTTCGTATAAAAGAAGTCGTGGAATAAAACAAAATGACGATAAAATATATGATATTGGACACGAAGTTCTGCCTAACTTATCTAAATATCATAGAATAGGTGATATTGCCTTGTTAGTACCAATTATTGCCTTATTATTTAGTATACCAAATTGGAGTAATAAAAATACAGAGTCGTATTTTAAAATATTGGGTCTTATGTATATTTTTAGAGGGTTGTGTAATTCTGTTACGACGTATCCATCTGTAAATAAATGTATATTTAAACCACCATTTGGGTTTTGTAACGATTATATGTTTTCTGGTCATACAACTTTTAACGTAGTATCTTCATATTTTATAGGTACACCTTTATGGCCTATATGGCCTATTTTTTCATCTTTATTTGCTGTGGCATCTAGAGAACATTACACTGTTGATATTTTTATTGCGTGGATTATATTTTATGCATTAAAATGTAAAATTTAAACAAGGTATAAAGATAATATTCGTAATTAAATAAAATGACGTTATTACATCTTAAAATTAAAAAACTAAATAAATGTGCTATTATACCAACAAGACATTCCCCTGGTTCGGTTGGGTATGATTTGTACAGTACAGAAGAAGTAATTATACCACCATCAGAAAGGGGTATAGTAGGTACTGGTATATGTGCAACTATTCCACTAGGTGTATACGGTAGAATTGCACCAAGATCAGGTTTATCTGTAAAACACGGTATTCAAACGGGTGCCGGTGTTATTGATCCCGACTATACTGGTGAATTGAAGGTTATCTTGTTTAATCATGGGAGTGAAACTTTCGTTATTAAACAAGGCGATAGAATCGCACAATTAATTTTGGAAAAATGTGAAACGCCTCTTATCGAAGAGGTTGAAGAATTAAAGGAGACACAAAGAGGAACGCGTGGTTTTGGTTCTTCTGGTGTATAAATTATTAAATTAATTACCAAAAGCGACACCACCCATACCATTCTTAATTCTGAGAATGTTATAGTTGACCGCATACGCGCGAATCATATCAATATTGGTATTTGAAGTAGAACCACCGTAGTTAATATTTATCTTCGCGTTATCGATTCGCGAAAAGTTCAGGGTACCCGTTGGTTGGGACTTGTTCATAGTAAGACAGAATGGCCATGTATATATTTGTTCCTCCGCGACCGTGTTGTTAAGAACCGAACAATGTCTCGATGGAACGATGTTTTTGTAGTATTCGTGTGACATATTTTCAAAGAGTGGTGTTCCGTTGATAAACATAGACGCGTCCGTGAAAGTGTATGATGTGTTCGAC